ACAGTGCCGTTTGCACAATCCGTTAGGGCGTGGGTTCCAAACATCTTTGTCGGCGGCGGTCTTCATGGCGTTGTACTTGCCTTGCCATTTCACCCACAGTTCTTGTTCATCATATTCGTCATAGCTTGCTTTGATGAGGTCATTGCTGACCACAAAGACTAGCCCACCCCTAACTTTTTTGATGTCGGGGTAGTGCAGAAACACAGCTAATGCCATCAGTTCTAGCTGACCTTTATCTGCATACCGTGCGTTCTTACCAGTCTTGTAATCAATAACCCACGCAGTTTGACCCAACGTGTCGATGATTAGTAAGTCTGCAATCCCTCGAAACCATACGTCTTTATCGTAAAAACCACAGGGTTTGAGGTTCTCTGTGATCCCCATCTTCTGCTCACATAGCTTGACCCCTCGTTTGGCGTTCAGGGAATCAAGCACTGGCTGAGCGTAGGTAAACTTCTCAGGGAGTGGGGTACCATCCTTAACGTAATCTTCCGCGCTTTTGTGAAACGCATTACCGTATCGGATGGCTTCGGTCTCAACGAACGGATACTCTTTGAGTATTTTCTCGTGGTAAAACTGTTTGGGGCATTGCTCGAACGCCTTGATTTTGCTGAACGACCACGGTGCTACACTCACTCACAATCTCCGTACGATTTACCTGTTCCACTCTCACAGTCGATTGGCAGACCTTCTGCCCAGTTGGGTACCCAACGCATACATTGCTCGACATACGCCTGTGTTTCTGCGACTTCATCGTCCTTCGCACAGACAACAATCGAATCGTGAACGGTTAGCACAACGCGACATCTCTTACTAATTTGTAACATCTGCTCACCAATAATGCAACGCGCTATCGCCTGACACACGTTTTCAGTGACCTTTCCACCGTATATTCTGGTGCGTCCACGGCGTGTCTTATAGCTGTATTCCAAACCGTTTTCGGTGTGGTCTGCTGATAAGTCGTCATAGCGCAGTGTCAAACCTGATGGCAGCTTGATACCACGTTCCGATCCCAACACTTCCAGTACGCCCGACTTACCAATCGGTATGCTGTCACCGTTGACCATGTGCTTGACCATGTTCTGACAGTTGCGCCATAACTGATTGATTTTCCAGTTGGCTTCCCGATAGATATTTATGACACGACGGGCCTCGTCCAAGTCCATATCAAACCCAAACGATTTTAGCTGTGCTTGAAACTTCACTGCTCCCATACCGTACCCTGCACCAAGGATCGTAGTCTTACCAACAAACCGCTGATCCTTCGTTACTTCATCCACAGGTACACGATAAATAGTAGACGCCATGATCTTATAGACATCTTCTTTGTTGGCGAACGCCGTAGTGAGATCGTCTTGCTCGGCAAGCCACGCGAGTACACGTGCCTCAATCTGTGCGCTATCAGCGTCAATCAACGTGTGTCCTTCTGGCGCAAGGATGCTACGCTTTAACTTCTTACCATTTGGCCCACGGCTTGGTAGGTTCTGCATGTTGATCTTGTCATCACCACCCCATCGCCCAGTGTGTGCGGCGTAGTAACGGACAGGCACGGGTAAGGTGCCACGTTTACCTATGTCGATGAACCGCTGAGTTCGTGTCTCTTCCAAGGTACTTTTGGTACCCAGACGTGCCGCGACAACGGATTGCACTCGGTCATCTTCATGGTCGGCTAACGCTTTGAAAGCCTCGTCGCTCTTGGCGAACGCGAAAGTTTCTTTACCAGTGGTCGGGCTAGTCTTCATTGGTGGACTAACACCCAAGCCTTGGAGGACCTCCGCAAACTTGGGATTAGACATGAGATCGTCTTTACACACACCTGCGTTCTCAAGGAGTTGATCTTTCCGCTCCCTCGTATCTTCAAGATGTTGTTCAAGCAAACCGATGTCCAGTTCCAGACATGGTTCGGTAAACATCCGCAAAGTAAGATCAACGATCCTAAGTTCTTGTTTAGGAAAGCCCTTGCGCAAAAAGATATTGAATAGTTTGTGTGTTAACTCGACATCATTTATGCAGTAATCACCGTACAGGGATAACTCCTCGTCGGTGAAATCTGCTCGACGTTTACCCAAAGCATTCAGAACCTCGGTGCCTTTAGCCCCGATTGCATATCTCTCAGATAACGCCCTGAGACTGCCACCAACTTCCACGCCATGAAGAGCACGGGCGATACACAAAGTATCGGTATACACGCGAGGATGAACATCAAACACCCAAGACAAAATGGCACCATCAAACATAGTGTTATGAGCAAGTACCATGCTCTTTGCCCAATCGAAGCTGTGTAAATATCGGCTGAGTTCGTCGTGGGTTCCGCTTGCCCATTCAGTTCCTTCATTGTTCACCTTAATACCTACGCCTATCACCTCAAATCGGGGATCGCGCACGTACTCCTCAGTAGTTAATTTAGACAGGGAATACTCCTTGTCGTAATAAGTTTCAAAATCTAACGTGATAAGGTCCATTACTTCACCTCAAGTAACTTCTGCATGTAGTGACCTGCTTTATCCAAGTCGTTGGCGTTCTTGGTTCGGGCAAGATACTTAATGATGTTGCCCTTCAAGAACCCAACAAACTCTTCTTTAGTCATCCACGCTTCCATTGCGACCCAAGGCTCGACGGATAAACCCACGTAATGTTGCCCACCAACCTGTCGTAGGTTGGCGGTTCGTGGCTTTTTTGCGGTGCTTTTCGCTTCCTCCTTTTTACGCTCTTCACGCATGGTGGAACCAACAACCCCGTTTTCCCATACGTTAGCGATGTTCTGCATTAACTTGTAAGCGTATCCATACGATACGCCAGTAGCCTTTGCGACCTCCGCAGGTGTGGCGGTTTGATGTTCAGCTAGGTATGCCCAAACTGCATCAGCTTTGGGTGATGATTTCTTAGTCATGATCGTTCTCCTAAAAGTTTGGCTCGTACAATACGCCTTGATCTAACAAGGCTTTGAAGTGCGCGACTTCTGTACGGATAAAGTCGGCACTAGGGTCGCCTTCCCACTCAGCATCTGACAGTTGTTGCACTAACTTCTTATAGTGCGCAGGTACATAGGTGAGACGGGCGTCTTCACTTGGATGCTTGCTCAGCTTTTCGTCTGGCATGTTTCGCACCCAAATAGAAAAAGAGGCGCATTGGTGAATACCACGGCGCAAGTAGGTGAGCGGCTTCGCATTTTACAGCGACAGTAATCCACTCCTGTTTAGTTCGTTCTTTTTTCACGGCACACCTCCCATAAAATACAAGCCTTACCCCATTGCGTCTTACCACGCTTACCGCTATCGCGTATGCGTCTATCGTTCGAGAGTTCAGATAGTCGGGGTTGGACTGATACGTAGGGGCGACCTAAAATCTCGGCGACCTGTTCAGTGCTCAAAGGGGTGGGGGTTTTCGTTAGCAGGGTGTAAACTTGTTCACGTAAGGTGGTCTTCTTACCTCCTACGTTGCTAGCGGCGGCGAGACTTGTATCCCGATGCTGATAGCCTATACCTTCTTCGGTATATCCCATGTCGTTCTCCTATGTTTGCAGTGCCTAAACAGGTGAGCCTTCAAAATCAAACTCAAGCTGTCGTGGGTCGCGGTTTTGACCGCCAACATAGATCAGCACGTCATCTATATTGTCTTCGTTAATGACTAAACTTATGCCACCGCTAATCTTTATATCAGATAGGTTCTTTTCTTGCAAGGGCGTTGGTTTATTTTTACCTGCTTTGCATTCTATACCAAAGAATTTACCCTCGTGGCATCCGATGATGTCAGGTACACCACTCTTACCGTATCCTCCGGTCACTGGATAGAAGTAGTACGCACCTAACGTCTTTAGGTGTGCCGCTACCTTCTTCTTAACTTTTGCTTCGGGTGTCATTGCCATGCTGTTCTCCAAACGTAAAATGATCTACAACCGTACCGCTACACTGAACACACTGGCGCGTTATTCGGCGTCTATCATCCACGTATGTGTCTTCGGTTACTTTCAGCACACTCATACACCAAGGACATAAATTGTCATCCAATCGCTTTTGAATTTCGCCTCGTTCGTCAGCCATGTTGCCCCTCGGAACTGGTATCAAAGTCAAAGTCGGGGAGCGGCGAACCGCCCCCCTTGTTAGTGCCGCACTAACATCACACACGGAAAACCCAATAAACATTGGCATCAATCCGTCTGCCTACTCCTTCGACTGTACTGGTTGGCTTGTCCAGACTGGTCATCATGAGTAGGGCAACCTTCTCTTGCATCCACAAGGGAAGGGCATCCACCGAATCGTACTCGCCCCCGACCGTACTGTCAACTTCCATGCCAATACATGACACTTCGACAGCGTTGGTATGAGGCGATACGTAAACACGGTATACGTTGTCATCATGTGGTAAGTCGTTATCGTACGACATAGAACATGCCCTCACCCGCAGAGAACCCTACGTCATCAACGTAGTCGTCCTTGTCGAGGATGTTGAGGACAGACAGCTTCTGCATGATTTCTTCGGGCAGGGTGTCGGCTGTGTAGCGTGATACGTCATCACTCATTTGCGCCTTGTATGCACTCTCGGCATTGTCGATGGTAAGCACATCAAACATCTGTTGACCCATGCGCTCGTACACGCGAACAAACCACATAGGTACCGTGCGGTTCTGCAACGCAGTCAGTTCATCCTGTTTGGTAAAGAATGCAGTCAGGTTCTGACCAAAGTCAGCATCTACAAACTCGTGGTTACTGTTTATCAGGTGACGTAGTTCGTTGAGGAGTGCGGACCCCACGTTGGTGCGAGACGAATACAGACTTGTCTCCACGTCGATGACCTTGTTGCGTATCTCGGTAAACTCGTTACGTGCGGCATCAACCACGCCATCTACTGCATTCGACGCATCGCGTAGACGTGTGCCTGCGATCTCTTGCGGTGACATCATGCGTAGAAACTTCTTAGCATTACGTACTGCCACGTCGATCTTGGTGGACATCTTCATGAAATACTGCGGACTGTAGTCGCTGTACTTGTCGTTGACGATAGTGCGAGACTGCACCACATACATGTCGGTGCCATCACCACCGTTGCGGAAGTCACCGTATGCCACCCACCCAAGACAGTAGGGGCAATCGTCACGGTAAATCCAGTAGCTGTTGCGGTCACGTGGTTGCATCTTCACACGTAGTTCTCTACATACGCGCTCCGCGAAAGGGGTGACTTGTGTTACACCGATGGTGTTATCGGTGACAGTACCGCCTTTTGTTAGTGCCTCACTAACAAGTTTGTAATCATATCTAGCCATGTCGTTCTCCTTACCTAGCCGTTGCGTACTTTGTTGAACGCATCTTTGATTGCGTTGATTTGCTTGAGCGCAGTCTTACGTGCGCCGAATGATTCGAGAAGTTCGGCCTCACTCCGTAACTTCTCACAGTGCTTGTTGATGATAGCCTCGACTATCTCTACTGCTTCTTGGTATTCCATATCACATCTCCCTTGATGTTATGTAAACGTATTTACCCGTGTCGGGCTTTGCTGATTTGTTGTCTAAGATGCACCATAGCACAGGACATGCCCAACTACCCCATGATCCACCAAGGTACCCATCCGTCAGCACGATTGCGGCTTGCGGCTTGATACCCTCGGCAGTGAGATACTCGGTAACACACTCGACGTTGGTGCCACCACCACCCTTGGGCTTGGTTGTCTTGACGAGATCATCGAGCTGGTGCACGTCATACTTCTCGTCCTGACAAACTTTGGTGTCCCAGTACAGTAGGCGTATGGCCTCGGGTTGCACCGTGTCGCAGATGGATTTGATCTCGGACATGAACGCTGTGAGTTCGACCTGACCGATAGAGCCAGACGTATCGACAGCGATGACCAACTCACCGACCTGCTCGCTGATGCCACTAGGCATGTAATAACCTGATGACACGTAACGACGATTGGGGCGTTGCCATGTGGAGTAGTCGTTACCTGCACACGTGGTGTTGATAAACTCGCGCAGTACCTCGCGCCAGTCGATCTGCGGTGTAAGCAAATCGTCGAGATCACGATCACCACCTGACCCGACCTTACCTGCGATCAATGCGCCTTGGCGTATAGCCTCGTCAACATCACGCGCAAGTTCGCGCTTCTCATCGGGTGTGAGTTCGGCGGCACCATCCCAGTCATGGTCATCGAAACCTTGTGGTGACTGAGGCTGACCATCACCTGAGCCTTGACCTGACCCCTGTTGCTGATCTTGTGGTGAACCGTTCTCACGTATGTCATGAAAGACTGCGGCGCTGTCCCACCCACGATACTTCTCGGAGTAGCACCCACCTTGCGGCATGGTAGCCCAACCGTCTTTGTTGTCGTCGGCAATCTTGACGTTGATGACGTAATCACATGCTTGGTTGGCAAGCTGTGGATCGTCGTCGTGCAGATGTCGCCATGTGATAAGGTGTTTGTACAGCTTGTGGTATACCTCGTGAAGAACAAGGAACCGTAGTTCTGCATCGTTGAGCGAGTCAACAAAGTCACGCCCATACATCTCATCGCGTCCGTTGGTACACGCGGTGGGGATGTCGTCCACCACCGTGCGATCACCGATCATGAGGACACCTGCGAGGGCAACGTATTTGGGGTTGCCCATGATGTCAACGACAGCTTTGGACAGTCGTTGCTCTGGTGTAAGTTGTTTACCTAT